CTTGGGATACAGCTGCTTTGAAACAGATATAAGCTCCCTTAACTCCTCTGTACTTCTACGTACTAGCAACATAGTTGCATGAGGGTTGTTTAAGAAGCGCACAGGGTCTGCAATCATAGCATATGACTTGCCACCGCCAGCAGAACCACCATAAAGTACCTCTTGTTCAGTAGATGCTAGGAAATCTGTCTGAGGGCCTTCATTAGGCTCAAAGATTATCTCCCTTATAGCCTTATCTACCTGAATTGGTGCTGGCTTTACCTGTGCTGGTGCTAGTTCCTTTGAGGACTCTTGCACCGATACGTTGTCTTTCAAGCTTTTCCGCTTTTTCTGCGGCTTTTTTGTACTTTTCTGCATAGAAGCGCTGGATTGAAGCTTCTTTCTTACGTTTTTGTTCAAGTTTAACCCTCTGCATTAGACCCACATGAGAGATATAACGTTCTGAAGTAGTACTTAGCCAATTAGAAACCTCACGTAGGCTGTATTGCTTAAGGTACTTCTTAGCTTGCTCGAATAATTCTAACTCTTCTGGGATTGGTAACAGTATATCAGAGTCAGTGGGGTCTTGTCTATAGCCAAATGGTATAACCCTACCTACTCTTACCACTGGAAGCCAATCATATTCGCCTTCAGTCTCTTCTGGCTTAGGTAACTGCCAAGTTTTATTAGTCTTCATTTGATTTAGGAGGTAGGATAAACAAAGGACTCTCTGCTTTAACCTCAACCTTTTCTGTTTTAACAAAGCCAGCTCTATCCAGAAGATCTTTAGCAGCTGCCATCTTCTCTTTATTGCCTAAGTCTGTTGGATTTTCTAATACGTCTAACATAGAGTATGCAGCTTGAGGGCCACGAGTAGCTATAAACTTCTGCGTAAGACCTGCAATCTCTTCTTGTAGAGTATTCATGATAGTAGTAGAAGCAGTTCCAGGGGCATACCCTGCAAGCTCTATAGCTCGCATAGGGTTTCCCCGTGCTTCTTCAAATAGCACATCTAGAAATGCTTGCTGTTTTTCTGTAAGGTTACGAGCCATTCATTCTCCGTTTGATATCGTATCTTGCAATACCTATATCTTTTAGTTCTCTATCAGTTAAGTGTGTAAGTAACCACAAGTCTGCTCTAGCTTGCTGTGATTTTTGTATTGAGTCGTTTAAGGCCTTAAGCCATTTTGAAAATGTTTTAAACATGTAAGTTCTCCAGTTGATACTACAAGACATTTGTAGTTTACTAGAGACTAGTTTTACACAAACAGTTATATCATACTATAGATAATAATGCAACCCCGTTATGCTTTAACGTGTAGGATTATAAAACTCTCTACAAGATATTAGTACTTCCATAGTATTAGTTGTCTCACCATAGGCAACAATCTTATCTCCTGCATGAAGGTGTAATACACCAGCACCAAATATATTCTCTGCTGAGTTACCTGCTATAGTATGGTTCTTAAGTACGTAATGATAAGTAGTATCATCTTGGTGATAGAACTGCAGGTAAACTTTCTTAGAAGAGTTATTGTTATTAGCTACGTGTAGTAAGTCTACTGTCGCATCATGAAACGGTGGACAAGTATACACAAGAGTAGCGTTAGCACCTGTAGTAGTAGATGCTATCGTTACTGCTTCTGTAGCTGTGGAGTAAGTTGTTTCAACCATTTAAGTACCAGATGGCCCTTTTTTCTTTTTAGTATTAGTTCCTTTAAAATCTGAAACTGATTGTAATGCCTTCTTAGCATATTGCACAATGCTTAACTTAGGTGGTAAACCTAACTTTCTACGTTGAGCCACTGACATATTATCATACTGCTTAAATGTGTAACGACTTAAAGCATTTTCTTGTGCTTTGTTTTTCATTTTATTAGCAGCACTTCTATTCTTAGCATTAGCTTTATTTCTAGGATTAATAGCTAATGTCTTTTTAACCTTAGACTTATTGCTAGGTGACTCTGGGTCTACCTTACGTTTTTTAACTTCTGCTTTACCATCACCTCTACCTGCTCCAGTTATAGCTAAAGTTTTAATAGCACCAGGTTTGTACCTAGATTCACCATTAGACTTCTTACCTAATCCTGAAGGACGTAATCTAGGTTTAGTTGAAACTTTCTTAGCTGGTGGTGCAGCTGCATTTAAGTCTGATGCAAGTGCTGCAATCATAACCTTACCATTTTTATCTGTATAGTAAAGACTTCCAGCTTTTTTTGCTGCAGAAATACTTTTATATTTACCAGCATCTTTTTTAGCAGCTGTAGTACTTAAACCTTTAGCTTTTTGTTGTGCATTAATCCAAGCACGTAGAGTCATCTTAGCCATCTATTTAATTCCTTGTTTAATTGTTTTTGTTGTCCAAGCTTCATTCTCAGGAGTTGTTGGATCATCCTTTACAAAATGCCCTGACTTAGTTCGAGCACGTACTTTTTTAGTTACGACAGAAGATAATATCTCTTGTACCCTAGAATCAGTACACCAATAAGAACCATAAGGATCTAAAGCAGCTAGTACATCACCCATTCTAGTGGTAACGTTTTCAGAAGTTACTAAGTAACCACACTCTTCTAACTGATCTTTATAATCATCAAAGTCCATTATTTATTTACCCTTTATAAGATGCACCACATTTAGCCATGCCACCTTTGTTATATCCCATTTTCTTAGCTACTTTAGGTGCAGCTTTTTTCAAAGCTTTCATACCTTTAGTCATACCGCCGTAATTATACCCAGACTTTTTCATATCTGAATCCTTCATCATTGTGCCGTCAGGCATTTTGTGATAACCTTTTTTCATAGTCAGTCCGCCTTCCGAAGCTCTAAACTTTTTAGTTTTCTCTGCAATTTTCTTTGGTTGTTTTACAAATTGTTTTCCTGCTGCTGTGCCTTTGCGTTTAGCTGCACTAGTAGCTGCATATTCTGCTGGGGTTAAGGCTTCTCTTGCTTTTTTAGGGAGATAACGTTCTCCTGTTTTAGCACTAGGCTTACCGCTTTTAGTTCCCCACTTTTCTTTAGTCCACTTCTTAAGTGACTTCTGAGAAGCTTTCATGTCTTCCTATAACCTCCACCAGCTTTTTTATACTGTAGGGCTAGCATCTGTGCTTTACGTGCAGACCATTGACCTGCTTTACCACCCTTAGTACCTGCTTTAATCTTACTGAATAATCTCTTACGTAATGCAGATTTTGTATAATTACCTGCTTCGTTTACTTTAGATTTTGATTTAGGTTTAGCCATTACCACTTAACCTTATCTGCCCAATAAGCTGCTGACATTTTACCCTTCTTGATATTCTTACCGTGTCTAGCTTTAAATGAAGCTCTCTTCTTCTTCATCTTATCAGATTCACCAGACTTAGGTTTACCTGCTGTAGATGCACCCTGCTCACCAAACCTAATCATCTTAATAGTACTACCTTCTTTAGCTAATACTACATGGGACTTTTTAGGATGTTTAGGTGTACGTTTAGGTTTGTTATAACCTGAAAACTTTTCACCACGATACTCTACCATTAGATCATACTCAATGCTTGTTCTAGTGTTTCTTTGTTTCGCCTAGTCCAACCACGACCAAATGTCTTAAAGGTATCTAAGCCTTCATAGAAGCCTTGACGAACAGTATATACGTAGTCCACAATAAACTTAGGGTCTTTTTCCATGATAAGACCTAGTGTCTGTGGCCCGATTGCTCCATCGGCTGTAGCTCCTACTGCACGTTGGATAGCTTTAGCTGGACGACCAGAACCTGAGTTCACAGCCCAGTCAAACGCACACCAGTCTACACCAGATGGTAGATGATCACCTTTAACTCTATCCCAGTAATTCTTTTTGTAGATTGGCCCGACATCTGCTGGAGTTAGATCTCTCATCTCCTGCTCGGTAGATTCCCTGCCGATCCATTCATCATACACTCTCTTAGTAACACCGAGGTTAGTCATACCACCTGGGTCACTAGGATGATTAACGTATCCACCTTCATGATGTAATAACATCTCTAAACATTTATCAAAATTGTTTTTCATTATTTCTTCCCGAAGTATTTACTTACACCACGCATACCAATGCTGGCACTTA